GGCGGGCAGATGCATATTTTCCCCGCACTAGCAGCTGATCAGAGCGCTTATTTCGCCTACTTGCACAAGAATTGCGTGAGACTTGGCAGCGGCGGCGTCAACGACGTTTTCCAGAACGACGACGATAGCTTCGCGCTGGACGAACGCGTTTTTAAACTCGGAATGATTTGGCAATGGAAGGCGCAGAAAGGGTCGCCTTACGCCGAGGATATGGGTACCTACGGTGACGCGCTGACCTATGCGATGGGTCACGACAGTCCAGGGCCGATCATCGTTGGCCGGGGCCGTGCGATCTACAGGGGAAGCTCGAATGCCTGGGTGGGGCCATGAGCCAACACCAGTTCTTTCGCCGATCCCCGGTGCCGCCGCAGGCGGCGCAACAGTTGCAGACCATCACGATCCCCGCCCCGACCCGCGGACTGATCCTGAACGAGAACGAAGCCTTCATGCAGCCCGGCGCGGCGCTGGTCTGTGACAACTGGAAGCCGACCATGCGCGGCGTCAGCCTGCGCGGCGGCTGCGAGGAATGGTGTCAACTGCCGGAAACGACGCCGGTTATTTCCGCGTTCGAGTACAACAGCGGCGTCAAACACCAGATTTTCGCAGCCAACCAGACCAAGATCTACAACGTGACAACCTCGACGCCGGTCGAGGTCGACAGCACCCGGACGTCGGGCAACCATGTCGCCTCGCAGCTCGCCAATCAGGGCGGCGATTTCATGATCGTGGCGGACGACGCCGGCGACCCGCTGCTGCGCTATGACGGCACGACCTGGACGTCACTCACCACCACGACACCTTCGGATTGGGTCAACGGCGCGGCGTATGTCATTGACGACCGGGTGCGCGACCCCAATGACGGCTCGCGCTGGAAATGCCTAGTGGCGCACAGTGCGCCAGCGTCCGGCACCTTCGAGGCCGACCGTATTGCCAACCCGTTGCGCTGGGGTTTTGACGTGGCCTCCGACGATGCGCCATGGATCATCGGCCCGGCGGGAACGCCGGTCGAGAACGGCGAGGCGCTGACCTACGTCTGCAAATACCGCAACAGGCTGTTCTTCATCGAGCGCCAGAGCATGAATGCCTGGTATCTCGGCCTGAACGCAGTGGGCGGACAGTTAAACCTTCTGCCGCTGTCGGGTGCCGCGACCAAGGGCGGCAAGCTGCTGTTTTGCGCTACTTGGTCGATCGACGCCGGCGACGGCATCGATGACAAACTGGTGTTCTGCACCGACCTCGGCGAGCTTCTGATCTTTACCGGCGGCAACCCGGCAGATCCCAACAACTGGCGGCAGGAGGGTCGTTACGAGATGTCGCCGCCGCTGGGCATGAACGCGCATCTGGCGGTGGGTGGTGATCTGCTGATTGCGACTGTCGACGGCATTCTTCCTACCAGCGGCGCGATTACGAAATCCCGCGCCGAGCTGGAGCTGGCCGCGATCACCCGCAACATCAAGCCGATGTGGCGCGATGAGGTCAACGACAAGCGCGAGCACCACTGGACGCTGTGCAAGTGGGATGAATACGGCGGGATCTTTGTCACGCTGCCGGGCGGCCTGCCCGGCAAGCAACGCTGTCTGGTCGTCAACTCGGCAACCGGAGCCTGGACGCGGTTCACCGGCTGGGACTGCATGTGCTTCATGCGGCTGGGCAGCGACATGTTTTTCGGCACCCAGACCGGCCAAATCATGCTGGCCGACCGCACCGGCTACGACAATGGCGTGCCGTATGTCGCGACGCTGGTCGGAGGCTGGGAGATGTTCTCCTCGCCATCGCAGACCATCACATGGCGACAGGCGCGGGCATCGTTCTTCTCGCGCGCCAGTGAGCCGTTCCAGCCACAACTGTCAGCGACGACCGACTATGTCGTGACCTTGCCGCCGCCGCCGAACGCCGGGCCGGATCCGGGGCTGCTCGATCTTTGGGACGAAGGCTTGTGGGACACGGCATTATGGGACGCCACCGCGCCAACGCCAACCGTGCGCAATACCATGTGGGTGTCGATCGGTATGACCGGATACTCGCACGCGCCGATCGTTCAGGTGACAGTGGCGCAAAACGCCAGGCCGATCGTAGACCTCATTTCAATTGCGGCAATTTTCGATCGGGCGGGCGTCAACGTGTGAGGAGAATGCAATGACGGACGTTTCTGGCATTCCTAACATGGGCTTCGGTGGCGGCGGCTATTTCGGGGGCATCCCGAACCAGCAGCCGGCGATGTCGGCAGCGCAGATCAATGCCGGGATGTGGGGCAACTACTCGCCTGGCGCGGCGCAGGCGACGCAGAACAACATCTATGGCGCGGGCGGCTTCGGTGCGCAGCCGGCCTATTATGCCGGGCTGGGTGCGGCATACGGCAGGGCGACAGGCGGTTTTATCCCCGGCGGCAGCCGAAGCATGAATGCCATGCGGACGGGTGGCGGCATCGGTAGCGACGCTGCGCGTGCACCGGACCAGCCCCCTATCCTGCCGCAGTATAACGGTCCCGCGTCATATGGCTGGGACACCAATGAAGGTGCTCCCGTCCCGCAGCAGTCCTATACCCCGCCAATGGGACAGTTCGCGCCTCAGGTCTATGGCTGGGACCATAACGAAGGTTTGCCCGGCGCGATCCCCGGCGGCAGTCGAAGCATGAACGCCATGCGGAGCGGTCAAAATTTCAATTACCTGAACCCGAACCCGATGGGTCCAGCTCAGAGTTTCCAACTACCGCAGCTAAACTTCAATGATCGGTACGTCCAGCCGCCGCCGCGCCAAATACAGTCGCCGTATGGGCCGGGAGGATATCCGCAAATGGAACCGCGCGTGCCGGGACAGCAAAGTGATGCGACGTTCGGGATGGGCTTCCCTAACGGGCTGCCGCTTGGTTGGAGCAATTCGTTCAATACCTGAAAGGTTGACAATGCTCGACTACGTATTCGGCCATGACGAGGTAGTAGCGGCGTTCGTGGCGCAGCTAATCCCCGAGTGCCGGGAGCGCGGCTTCGGCAAGTGTCGCGCCATTGGCGTGGTTGATGAAACCGGCCTGCTAGGCGGGTTGGTCTACCGCAACTGGTGTCCGGAGGTCGGCACGATCGAGATCAGCGGAGCGGCGCTGCCCGGCACCAACTGGCTGTCGAGGCGGACCATCCAGATCATGTACGATTACCCGTTCTACCAATGCGGCTGCCAGATGGTGATCAAAACCACGATGGCCGACAACGAGATCGTGCTGCGGATCATGGCCGCGGTCGGGTTCTCGCTGCATCACATCAAGCGCCTCGGCGGCCGCGATCGGGACGGCGTGGTCGGCACGCTGACGGTCGAGGACTGGGAAGCCAGCAAATACAACGCCAATCGCAAGCGTAAACCCGAACTGAAGGACGCCGCCTGATGCCGTACGGACCCCCACCCCAAGGCCCGCCACAAGGCGCGTCCGGCCAGCGCGACCGGATCGCGCAAACGCTGATGAACATCTCGCAGCCGCCGCCGCAGTCAATGGCACCGCAGATCCCGCAGATGCAGATGCCGCAGATGCCGCCGCCCGGTGCGCCACCACAAGGCGCGCCGCCGCCGCAGCAGCCTGGGCCGGCTCCATTGCCGCTATCACCGGGCGTGCCGCCGATGCAGCCACAGCCGGGGATGCCGTCACCGGGGTCAGCTGGCGCAATGCCGCCGGGGATGCCGGGCGGCGCGCTGGGCATGGCGCAGCCGCAACAGCCGCAGGGCATGCCGCAACAGATGCCGCCGCAGGGAATGCCTCCGCAGGGAATGTGAGCCATGTCGAAGCCCGAAGCTCCTACACCGCCCAACCCGTATCAAACGGCAGCGGCGCAGACCGGCACCAACGTCTCGACGGGGGTGGCGAACGCGTTCCTCAACAACGTCAACCAGAGCACGCCGCAGGGGAGGATTAATTACGACGTCACCGGCAACTACAGCTGGCAAGATCCATCCACCGGGCAGACCTACAACATTCCGCGCTTTACCTCGACGCAAACCTACGGCATCGACCCGTATACCTACAGGAGCCAGAACCCCGACGTCGTCGCGTCCGGGATGGATCCGCAGCTGCACTGGCAGCTGTATGGACAGAAAGAGGGGCGCGCGGCCTCCGGCGAGGCGGCGCTGTACAATACCTCGCTGGGCACCCGCCAAGCGCTGGCGAGCATGGGGCTGTCGCAGGCTAATCGGGCTTCTAACATACTCTCAACGCCGTTCAATCCGAACGCGGGTGCACCAACCGCCGGCAGTGCCAGCGGTATCCTGGGCGCGCCGCAGGCGAAAACCTCCTACGACGCGGGCGGCCAGATCCAGACTGAGTTTGGTGACGCGGGCGATATCACCAAGAGCTATGGCGCAGGCGATTTCAGTCAGGACCGCCAGAATGTTGAAGACGCGCTAATGGCGCGGATCAACCCGCAACTGTCGAAAGAACGCGGCAACATCGAGCAGCGGCTGGCGGATCAGGGCATTCGCTACGGCTCGCAGGCCTATACGTCGGCAATGGACGACTACAACCGGCAGGCTACCGATACGCGGTTCGGCGCGATCGGCCAGGCCGGGCAAGAGCAGCAGCGCATGATGGACATGGCCGCGCAAAGAGCAGGCTTTCAAAATAGTGCGCAGCAGCAACAATACGATCAGCTGATGGGGCGCGGCAGCTTCGCCAACCAGGCACAAGCGCAGCAGAACGCCCAGAATGCCGGTGCGGCGGGTTTCTACAACGCTGGCGCAGGGCAGCAGTTGGCGCAGCAACAGTCCGGCTTCAATGCGCAAAACGCCGCGCGCAACCAGTACATGCAGGAGCAATACCAGCAGCGCAACCAGCCGCTGAACGAAATCGCGGCCTTGATGAGCGGCTCGCAAGTCCAGCAGCCGAACTGGCTCAACTCGCCGTCGTCACAGATCGCTACCACTGATATCGGCGGGTTGATCAACCAGAATTTTGCGCAGCAACAGCAGAACTACCAGACCGCCACCAGCAGCTGGAACGCGACAATGGGCGGTTTACTGGGGCTGGGCGCGGCAGGCATCAAGGCGTCCGATCGGCGGGTGAAAAAGAACGTCGATCGCATCGGCACGGTGTTCGCCGCCAGCAATGACGGCGAGCGCGAGAAACTGCCGATCTACGAATACGACTACAAGGAAGGCCACGGCACGCCCGGCCGGCATGTCGGTCCGATGGCGCAGGACGTCGAGCGGCTCGATCGCAGCGCCGTGCATAACATCGGCGGCGTCAAGCATATCGACACCGGCAGGGTCATGGGCAGCATTCTGAGGGCGGCGTGATGTTCGAAAATCTCAGGACATTCTTCGATCCCACCGGGAAGGTCGCGCCGACCTATGAAGATTTGCAGCAACGCAAGAAGATTGCGGTGATGATGATGGCGCGCGCCGGCAAGATACCGACCACATTCGGCGGCGGCTTGCAGGCGATCGGTGAGGCGCTGGGCGATCGCTATTACTACGACAAGACACTGGAAGATGAGCGAGGGTCGCGGGCCTACGAGGCGGGCAAAACCGGAAACATCGCAGAACCAGAAGCGCCAGTGGTCGCGCCTTACTCGCCCGGCGCAGCACCGGGATCGCAAGCCAGCGTCGCGCCAGCAGTCGCGGTGGCACCCGGCCCGCAAGCCGCCGTCGCGCCCGACGCCGCCGATCCGTGGACAGCTAGGTCAGCTGGCATTGCCGGCATCGAAAGCGGCGGGGCGAAAGACCCCTACAGTCTGGTGGGCGCGCAAACCCGGACCGGCGACCGCGCCATCGGCAAGTACCAGATCATGGGGGCCAACGTTCCGCAGTGGACGGCGGCGGCGCTGGGCCAGCCGATGACGCCGGAACAGTTCCGCGCCAGCCCGGAAGCACAAGAAGCCACGTTCAGGCACCGTTTTGGCCAGTATGTCGACAAATACGGCGAGGAGGGCGCAGCCAGGGCTTGGTACGCCGGCGAAGGGGGTATGAAAAACCCCAACGCCACCGACGTCCACGGCAGGCTAACTGTTGCGGGCTATGGCGGCGATTACCTGAAGCGGCTTGCGGCTGCAGGCGGCAATCCCAACGCTGCCGTGGCGCAGGCTGGCGGCTCGCGCGATACCGCTGCGGCGATCCTAGCCGACCGGCAGCAGCCGTTAGGCGGGGCCGACGTAGCGCAGAATGCATTACTGGCCGAAGTGACCGGGATATCGCCCCAAGCCGAGCGCGCCGCCTACGCGCCCACAGCAAGCCTGCGCACCGGCAACGTAATGAGCGACGCTGACCCGGAAAGCCCGGTGATGCAGTCGGTGGTCGATACCGTCCAGGCCCGCCGCGGCGGCACAGTCGCGCCGCAGGCGATGCAGCCGCCACCGCCCGGTCCACAGGTGGCGCAGGCCAATGTGTTTCCGCCAGTTGTCTCAGCGGGCGGGCAAGTCGCGCCGATCATTCCCGGCGGCGGGTTACCGCCAGCGCCCGCGCCCGCGATTGCGAAAGCACCGGAGCCGCCATCGGCTCAGATCCGGTCCGCACCGGAAGCGCCACAGGTGAAGCCGATGGCACCGCCAACCGCGCCGCGGTTGCAGCCGATGGTCGATGACTACATCCGCCAGCAGGCCACCATCGCCAACGATCCGCGGCTGTCCGACACCACCCGCGCGATGGCGCTCAAGCAGATCGAGAAGCGGCAGGGCCAGATTAAGGCGGTCAATGACCAGACGCTGACCGAATACAACGACTACCGAAAACGGTACGAGGACCAGCAGACCCCGGCCACGGTCTACGGCAACGAAAAGCTGCGCCGCGAGCTGGAAGGCGAAGGCGCGGTTCCGCTGACAGCCGACCAGCGCAAGCAGTTCGCCATTCCGGAGAGCCAGCCGGCATGGCTGACCCGCCGCGGCGAAATCAAGCTGGGGCCGGTCGGTACCAAGGTCGAGGTCAATACCGGCGACAAGGCGCAGAGCAAGGGTGACGAGAAGTTGCAAGAGAAGCTGTCCGAGAGCTTCATCAAGACCTTTGAGGAAGGCCAGGCCGCAGGCGACCAGATCAAGCAATTGGCCGAAATGCGGGCACTAGCGGCGCGTGTCGGCACCGGAGCCGGGGCTGTGGCCAAGCAGTATCTTGGCCAGTGGGGCATCAAGACCGAGGGTCTAAGTGAAATCCAGGCCTTGCAGGCTGGCGTTAGCCGCTTGATCCCGCAGCAGCGGGTACCGGGCAGCGGCACATCGTCCGACTTTGACGGCGAACACTTCAAGAACTCTATCTTCGCGCTGAACAAGACCCCGGAAGGCAACAACCTGATCTTCGATACGATGGAGGGGCTGGCCAAGAACAAGCTGGATCGCGCCGACGTTTCCGGCAGGGTGATTTCTGGTGAAATTACCAGGGCCGAGGGCGTCAAGGAGATGCTGACGTTGCAGCGTCAAGCCGTCGATCTGTCCGAGCGCGTCAAGGAGCATCTGAAGGCGACCGGGCAGGACAAGTCGGTAGCCCCGGCGGTGCCGAAAGTGGTTTCAGACGACCAGATGCGGGAGTTCGTCAAGAACAATCCTAACCATCCGAAAGCCGGCGAAATCCGCAGACAGTTGGGGATGTGATGGCCGACGAACCCGACATCGACGCATGGTTGGCGAGTAAGAAGGCGGCGGATCCTCCGGTGGACGAGATTGACGCGTGGCTAGCGTCCAAAGCTGCCGCCAATCCACCGCCGCCCGAGGTGCTGGCCGACCCAAACGCCGTGGCGGCATTGCGGCTGGCGCGCGGCGTCAAAAGCCCGCGCAAAGTCAGCGGGGCTGACAGCACGATCAGGGCGCTCGAGAACCGCGCTGAGGCGGGCGCGTTTGGTGCCGGCAATGCCGCGACTTTCGGCATGATGAACCGGGGGTTCGGACTGGCTGATGACATCCGCACTGGCGCGCCTTGGGGCACCGGCACCGATAAAATGGTCGCCCGTGAGGCAGAAGTTCAGAAGCAATACCCCGGTTATCATCTCGCCGGCAGCGTGCTCGGCGGTGTCGGGACCGGCGTCGGCTTGGCGCGGGGTGGCATTGGTATTTCCCGCGAAGGCCTCGGTCTGGCGGGTCGCGTCGGGGCCGGCGCGGCCGAAGGCGCAGCGTTTGGCGCTGCCAGCGGCGCGGGCCAGACCTACAGCGGCAATCTGCCGGACTATCTCAAGAACGCAGCGGTCGGCGGCGCGTTCGGCACCGCCGGCGGCGCGATCGGCGAAGGCGTCGGGGCTGGTGCGGGCGCGCTCTACAACCGGGTGCGCGACGCCCGCAGCGCAGCGTTTCCCGAGCCGGTGATCCGCGGCGCGCGGGCGGACGTCGAAGGCCTCGAGAACTTGCCCAGGCTTGGTCCTGACGCGATGCTGCCGGATGCGGGGCCGTCGATGCAGGCCACCGCGCAGCAGGCCGCGCTTGGTATCGGGCCGAACCGTACATCGATCGTCAATGCGCTGATGGAGCGCGACCTTGGGACGGTACCGCGGCTGCGCGCCGACACCGAGGCCGCGATCGGGCCAGCACCGCGGGTTAGCGCGGTCGAGGAAGGGATCGACGCCGGCAGGAAACAGATCAACACCGAATATAAGCCGGTGCTCGAGGGCCGCGTGCTCGACCCCGGCGAAGCCAACCGGGTGATGGCGCAACTCAACCATCTCGAGCAGTCACGCCGCGTTGACCTCGGGGCCGTCCGCGAAAGCCTGGTGCTGCCAGGATCCAACGGCTTGCCGGATCTGTCACCACAGGCATGGCTGCAAGCCCGGCAACGGCTCGACAGCCTGATTGAGGCCGCCAACAGCCCGGTGCAGCCCGATCGTTACCGCGCGATGGTGTTGGGCGATGTCCGCCGCATGATTGACGACGAGCTGGCCGCGGTCGCGCCCGGCATCAAAGCGGTTGACGCCAAGTTCGCCGCCAACCGTGAGGAACTGAAGGCGCTGGAGACCGGCCGCAATGTGCTCGACACCGGCAAACAGGCGGTGCACCCGGAAGATCTGCGCGATCTGCTGCGCACCCAGGCCGCGCCGCAGGGTTTAGCGCCACCCGGCCCACCAGCTGCCAATGTACGGCTGCGCCAGGGCGCGCGGGCCGAAATCGATCGCCGCGTCGGCACCAAGGCCAATGACTTGGTCGAGCTCGAGCGCACGATGGGCACGCCGCAGGACTGGAACGCGCAGAAGCTGAACCAGATTTTCGGTCCCGAAGCAGCGCAGGCGGTGCGCGACAGCGTCGCTCGCAATCGCCAGTTCCGCGAAACCTACCAGCGCATCGCGCAGGGATCGGACACCGCGCAGCGCCAAGCCGCGGCGAAAACCGCCGACGTGTCGGCGCAGCAGATGCCGATCCGCAACCTGGCCGGCACCGCCGAGCAGCTGGGCCGCATGGGGCTGGCCCAAGTGATGGAAGCGCGCAAGCAGGCGCAGCGCGAGGCGATTGCAACATTGATGGCAACGCGCGATCCGGCCGAAGTGGCACGGCTGCGCGCAGCACTGCTGGCGCATATCCGGGCCGGCGCACCAGGGGCTGCGCGCGCTGCGCAGACCGGCCGCGGCGTGCTTCAAGGCGTTGGCATGGGCATCGGCCCGGCCGCAGACGATTATTTACAGTGGTGAGGTAGAGCGATGCCCCGTGACGGATCCGGAAGTGTGCTATGATAGAGCCTCAATCAGGAGGTTTATCAGTGAGTGCACTCAGCGCGTGGTACGGGATGAAACAGCGATGCGGAAACCCGAGTTTCCGACAGTGGAAGGATTATGGCGGTCGCGGGATTTCAGTACGGTTCGCCTCGTTTGAGGAATTTTTTGCTGAAGTCGGAGAACGTCCTCCCGGTAAGGAGATCGACCGGATCGACAATAATGGGGATTACGCACCGGGTAACGTGCGATGGGCAACGCGCGCAGAGCAGCAACGTAATCGCAGGAATGCCGCGTTCGTTGAGATAGAGGATAAACAGTATCGGGTTCTGGATCTAGTCAAGCAATCCAGTATCAAGCACGACACGATCGTAGACCGCGCCAAGCGCAGGTTGTCTTTAGCTGAAGTGCTATCACCGAAGCGGTTCTATAATTTGTCTGGATTTGCGTTAGGCGGCGCTGCTTCTGGAGCAAAGCAACAACAAAGAACTCATTGCTCCAAGGGCCACGAATTTACACCAAAGAATACGCGCATCACGCCGGAAGGCTGGCGGAATTGCCGGACGTGTCACCGCATGAAAATGCGCATCCGCAACCTCAAGAAGCAATAGGAGGCTACCATTCCCAGAGATGGCAGCGGAGTTTACACCAAGCCTTACCCGAGCGTGGTGAGCGGCACGACGATCGAAAGCCTGGTCTACAACGGCCAGGTCGATGACGTCACCGCCGACCTCAACACGGCGCGGCCGATCGTTTCCGGCGGCACCGGGGCGAACAACGCCGCGGGCGGGTTGTTCAACCTCGGCGGCGAGAAGGCCACTCAAGTCGTTACCAGTTACGACACCCACATCTGGGTGCCGGGCAGTTTTCGATCGGCGGTCGGCGCAACGGGCGCGCCCAATGCAAACGCTTTCGCTGGCGTATGCTACATCGGCGAAGCGCTGGCGAACCCGCCAACCAACGCGAACGTAGTGGTCGAGGCGCGTGATCTGTCGGATACCGCTGACCCCGGAATAGTATATGTGCGCCAGAAAATTGCCGGCGTATGGGGAGGTTGGGTCGCGGAAGCCGGCCGCAGTAATTCGGTCGTCGTCGATGCTGACCAGATATTTACCGAAACTCAAAAGGCGCAAGGCCGCGAAAACATCTACGCCGCGCCGTTGGACGCGCTGGCCTATAACGGCATGCAGATCAACGGTTCGATGGAGGTCAGCCAAGAGAAAGGCACGACCACCAACCCGGCCAGTGGTTATGCTGTCGATGGTTGGTCCACTGCTGTGAGCGGAGGCACCGTAACAGCCACACAGCAAACTGGCGGGCCGCTTGCCAGCGGCGTTTTTTTCGCCAAATCGCTAGGCTTGAGTGCTTCGGTAGCCGTGCCAAACGCGGCGGGCACTTACGCCTACATGGCGCACAGTATCGAAGGGTATCGCGTTGCGCGGCTCGGGTGGGGCAGTGCGGGAGCGCAATCGGTCACGATTGGTTTCTGGGTCTACTCCAATAACGCCGGCACGATGGCGGTCGCACTCAGAAATGCCGCCGTAACGAGAATGTATGTGGTCGACGTCCCCGTGACGGCGGCGGTCTGGCAATACAAGACCGTTACGATCCCAGGGGATATCACGGGTACGTGGGTCAAGGACAACACGACGGGCATAGGGGTATTCTTCACCTTCGCTGGCGGTTCGACGTTTCAGACGACCGCAGGTGCCTGGGCGACAGGTGGTAATTTCTTTGCGAGTCCAGCAACGACCAATCTGCTGGGCACCAACGGTTCGGCTGTCTACCTGACCGGCGTCGTCATCCTCCCCGGCAACGAAACGCCATCTGCCGAGCGTTCGGCGTTTATCCTGCGGCCATACGATCAGGAGCTGCTGACGTGCCAGCGGTATTTTGAAATGTGGTCGAGCGAGGGGGCCAGTTATTTAAGTTTTGCAGCGGGTAGTGCGTCCAGCACCACCGTGGCAGATCATCCATTCGTTTTCAAAACCGAAAAGCGATCCGCCCCGACGATCTCGGTTTCATCCCCGACGCATTTTGCCGTTCTATACAACGGATTTACCGCTCCGGTCGTCTGCGCCAGCGTCACATTGGCTCTGTCCAGTCGTTACGGCATGACATTGCGCGGCACCGTTGCTGGTGGATTGCCAGCGTTTGGACTGACCTCCATTGCTGCCAACTCGACCGCACAGGCCAAACTGTTCATGGATGCGAGGATCTGATGGCAGACTATCGACTCACCCAACCCGAAGAACCCTGCGTCGTCATCCGCGCCGAGGACGGCGCAAGCATCCCGCCCGATCCGGTCAACCGCGACTATGCGGAATACCTCGACTGGAAAGCGGACGGCAATACGCCGGACGCTTACGTCGAGCCTGAACCAGCGCCGCCGCAGCCGACCGAGGGGCAGGCGCTGGCGTTCGACCATGAGAACCGGATCCGCACGCTGGAGGGCCAGCCGCCGCTGTCGATCGCGGATTTTATCACAAAAGCAAAACCGGGATGATGACCCTGACTGAAACCGTGACGGAGCGGCAGATGACCAATACCGATCAAAATCTGCCGCCGCGCCGTGAGCTACCGGTCAGCACCGTGCAGCTCGCCGCGATCACCAGCGATGCGGTGATTTCAGGTTTGGGTAAGTCGCCCTACCTTCTGGGGCTGATCGTCTTGACGGCCATCGGCGTCGGCGCGGCGATCTACTTTCTTCAGATTTTGATTACCGGACAGTCAACGCACCTGAATAATTTGTTGCAGCAGCAGACCCGGCAACAATCCGAACTGCTGGCAATGCACAAGGCGGAATTCGAGGCGCTGCTGGAAATGTCCAACCGACTGACGGCGGTACCGCCGCCATCGCCGCTCGCGCCGAACTCGCCGATCCTGCAACAGCCGGCAACGCCTCCAAGGAGGTAACCATGAACGCGCATCTGAAGCTAACGCAGGCCGGCGCAAACCTGATCCAGCACTTCGAGGGCTGCCTCAAGAAAGCCGGTGGCCATTACGTCCCCTACAAGTGCCCGGCCAACGTGCTGACGATCGGCTGGGGCCACACCAACCACCATGGCCGGAAGTTCGATGCAGCTACTCGATGGACCAGCGAGGAATGCCATGCAGCATTTCTGGAAGATATGGCAGGCTTTGAAGCGGCTGTACGCAGACTGGTACGGGTGCCTCTCACTGACTATCAGTTTGATGCGCTGGTGTCATTCACATACAATTGCGGAGAGGGTAACCTTGCGAAATCAACTCTCCTCAAGAGGGTTAATGCCGGGGACCACGCCGGAGCCGCCAAGGAATTCCACAAATGGAATAAAGGCGGAGGAAAAGTCCTCGCCGGACTGACGCGCCGCCGCGCTAGCGAAAGCCTGCTTTATCAAGGTATCCCCGACCTCGACTACGACGGCAAGGCCGATCCTAAACCACCCAAGCACCCGATGCCGCAGGCGGTCGACAGCCCGGAGGACGCAGCATGATTGGCACCTTGATATCGGTCATTCTGCTGTTGATCGTGCTGGGCGTCATTCTCTGGGCGGTTGAGCAGCTGCTGCCGATGGTCCCGATGCCAGAACCGTTTGCCCGTATCATTCGAGTGCTGATCATCGTCATCTC